TTTCACGGGCAGGAAGTCCGTACTTTGATAATTAATGACGAGCCGTGGTTTGTCGGGAAGGATGTTGCGGATATCTTGGGATATGCGAATTCAAGAAAAGCAATTTTTGACCATGTAGATGATGACGATAAGACAGATGGGGTAACGATTCGTGACGCCATGGGTAGAAATCAAAACCCTATCATCATTAACGAATCAGGTCTCTACTCTCTTATCTTATCCAGCAAATTGCCTCAGGCTAAGGAGTTCAAGCGCTGGGTGACATCAGAGGTCTTGCCAGCCATTCGCAAGCAGGGCGGTTTCATCAGTGAAGATTTGGACGAGGATGCCTTCATTGCTCTATTCACTGGCCAAAAGAAATTGCGTGAGCAACAAGCGACCATGCTGGAAGATATTGACTACCTCAAGAGCGAGCAACCGATTCACCCAAGCTATGCTCAGTCGCTCCTGAAGAAGCGTAAAGCTCGTGTTGTTGCTTGTCTTGGTGGCATCGATAGTCCAGCTTATGCGGATAAGACTTTCGCTCAGTCAGTCTTTAGACAAGCTGAGATTGATTTCAAAGACCACTTCAACATTAGTCGCTATGACTTGCTACCGAAAAAGTTTGCAGATGCAGCCTTGGCCTACTGGATGACGTGGGAGCCAAGCACAAATACCAAGATGAAAATCATGAAATTGAACGCATTTGACGAAATTTAGAAAGGGTAAAAGATGGATAATGTTCTACTTTCATTAACGGACTGGATCAAATCCATTATCAAGGACACGATCACAAGGTTGGTTGAAATAGAAAAAGATAGTGACCACTATCCTGAATTGATGGATGTAGGCACTACCTGCGAATTTTTAGGAATCAACTATGACACATTTTCAAATAATTATCGTTACATGAAGGGATTTCCTAAAGAACTCCCTGGTAAGAGATGGTCAAAAAGAGCCATCAAGGAATGGCTCTCGAATCAACTATAATAACTTTACTAAAAGGCTTCTGGACAAGGTCTTAGCAAAATTATTTGACTATATTATAGCATAAAAAGAGGATAAAAACATGAACAATTTACAAATTATCGCAGTAGGCACACTAGTATCAGTAATCTTGATTGAATCGCTGATGATGAATATCAAGCTTAAAATGGCTATGAGGCAGAAAAAGAACATTCAATTTCAAGCGCCACAAGTTGAAAAAGGTTTTATTGACTTTAAAACTGGTCAACGTGTGGACATTGATCCCGTGACACGAAAAGAAACATTTGTGGATTAGTAGAGAAACGGAGGGGAGTAATGTCTGAAATCAAATGGATTAAGATTACGACGGACATTTTTGACGATGAAAAGATTTGTCTAATTGATGCCTTGCCTGATCGTGATGCAATTATTGTAATCTGGATCAAACTTATAACACTAGCAGGAAAATTGAATAGAAAAGGCGTACTAGCAATTTCTAAAAACATTGTATACACCGATGAAATGCTTGCACAAACGTTCCATCGTCCGTTGAATACAGTTCGTATGGCTCTTGAGATTTTTGAAAAGTTTGAGATGGTTGAAAAAATCGATGGAGTGATAATGTTACCCAATTGGGAGAAACATCAGAATATTGACGGCATGGAAAAAATAAAAGAGCAAAATCGAAATAGAGCCGCACGTCACCGGCAAAAACAGAAATTACTTACACAGAACAACGAAAGTAACGTTATAGATAACGTTACGGATAACGTTACAGTAACGCACGGTAACGCACTAGATAAAGAATTAGATAAAGATAAAGAATTAGATAAAGATATAGAGATAATTAATAATAAGGTGATGATTAGTTCCAGTCTCTCTGAAAATTTGAAACATAGCGGAATCCATCTAACCGATAAGTCACATCAACAGTTACTTGATTATGTGGGACTTGATGGAATGAGTTTCGATATGTTGAACCGTGCAGTCGAGAAAACTTCCGGATCACACAAACCTAGTTTCAATTATCTAATAGCCATTCTTGAAAGTTGGAAAAAGAATGGCTTCACATCGATTGAGCAGGTGGATGAGGATGACCGTAAATATAAAGAGGGTAAGTACTTCAAGCAATCAGAACAAGCAAAATCAAATGTTCCTGAATGGTCACAACCTAACTATGTGAATACTACGAGTGAGGAGACCAAGAAGGACCTTGAGCAAAAGAAGAAAGAAATGTTGGAAAGACTTGAGAAAGGAAAAAACTGATGTTTATTTTGAAACATGGAACAAAAGAAGAAAAACCGTACTTGATGTCTGCCAGTATTGGTGTAACTGGAATTGATATCTCTTTTTCAGAAGAGAGGGGAGCTATTCGGTTTGTTTCTCGTGCAGTTGCAATGCAGGTAGCCAAGGCACTTAGATCATTTGGGAATTTCTATGTGATTCAGGTGAAGGGATGATTGGAGGTATCGATCATAAAGAAAATGACAGTCTGGGCACTCTTTGATAGCGGGAATGGTTCTTACTTCAAGGGCGCTAACTCTCTGAATAGTTCGGGGGGGGGGCGAATATTGAAATCTATTCAATCGGAATGGATATAGAAAACAAGAACAATCATTTCATAAATCTGGACCTTGCAGATTACAAGCGCTTATTTGGAGATAACACGCTCTTTGACGTGTTAGACAAATTACCAAAACCTGACCTTGTAATAGCTAGTCCGCCATGTGAATCATGGTCAAATGCTTCTGCAATGGAAAATGGGAATGCGTGTTGGAAACGCAATGATGTCTCTGATAGCTTGTTTGCTCCACAAGTAAGACCTTCACCGTTCACGATCAGGGCAAATAAGGATTACGAGTTAGCCTATATAAATTATCAGTACGACAGGCAATTTTTAAAAAGGGTCAATGGCGAGCTAACAGCTTTCAACACAATAGAAATCATAAAAAGATATAGACCACAATTTTGGGTTATTGAGAACCCAGCAGCTGACAGACTGTGGCCCTACATTGAGGATATTATTGGATTCAGAATTCCATACAAAAACCTAGCTAGATACAATAATTATGATTATCCTTTACAAAAACGGACGATTTTTGGAAGCAATATTGAACTTAATCTAAAAAATAAAATTATAAAGCAGGATATTGAGTGGAAGAATTTCTCAAAATCATACAATGAGAGGTCTAATATACCTGAAAAATTGGTGTCAGAAATTTTTGAAAAAATCTACAAGGAGTTTTACAAAGATGATTGAGCTCTACTTCATTTATAACGGTCACCGCAAGATACTCATTGGGAGTTTTGGTCACATACATAGCGCAATAAACGAATTAAAGAAACATCAAGCCAGCTATTCCGCTATTAACAATCCACGTTTTCGGAAAAGCATGAGTGAAGAAAACATCAGGATTGACTACGGAGCAGTTGACTGCTACTACTTGATTACGAAGAAAACGGAGGAAAAATAAGATGAATACAAAAATGAATTTGGAAGAAAAGGTTCAACAGTGGTTTGTTGACAGAAATTTACATGAAGCAAATCCTGTCAAACAGTTCTTAAAGTTGATGGAAGAGTCAGGAGAATTGTTTGAAGGTATCGCAAAAGATAAATCTGAACTGATTTATGATGCGCTTGGTGATATTCAGGTAGTCTTGATTGGACTTGAACAACAGATCAAGAACGGTGCTCAGATTTCAGCAAATCAACAGGAACTTGAATTGCTGCTGATGGCTTCTAGTCTGGGTAATATAGCTCAGAAGCTATATGCTCATGTCTGTCACAATGAGACACAGATTCCGTTAATCAAAGCAGATTTGATGTTTCTTGACAGTGTGGTTAGTACGGTTTCATTTTGCAACGGCACTACAGCTGAAAGTTGCTTAGAAGAAGCTTATGAAGTCATCAAGGACCGCAAAGGTAAGATGATTGATGGAGTGTTTGTTAAAAAGGAGGATTTATAAAATGAAAAAACTAGGAATTATTATTGGTGTATTACTCGTAACAATTATCTCACCGTTTGTTGTTCAATTTGGTTGGAATGAGATTGTAACGACAATCCTCCCTGTCGGAAAGATTTCGTTTTGGCAAGCTTTGGGAGTAGATGCTTTACTAAGCTTCATAAATCCAACAATCTATAGTGATGAAGAAATTTCAAAAAAACT